CTCACCAGGGAGGAGTTCACCTACCGGGCCGTCAGGATCGACGGGTTGGAAGCCACCACGCAGCTGTTCGGCGGTGGTGCTCTCCGGCTCCACTGAAAAGGTGGCCACCTCCATCGCGTACAGCTCCGACTTCAGCCGGTAGCCTTCCAGCTCCCACACCTTGTCGCGCGCCTTCTCGAAGGCGAGCTTCTGGCCGATGTCCTCTTGGAAGTTCTCCGGGCTGGCCGCAGCCGACTCGCCGGTGACGCAGAAGCCGTTCGGCAGTTGGATCACGCAGATCGTCAGGGTGGTGCCTTCCGGTTGCCAGAAGCCGACCTGGCTCTTCTGGAGGAGCGCGTCGATGTCGGCCGGCGTGATGCGTGGGGCGGTCAGGCCGCGGGCTTGGAGTTCTTGCTCGAGTTGCTGGTCGTTCATGGTTATTTCCTCCGGGGGTAGAGACGCCGCAACTCGACGGTGAGCTGCTGCGCAAGGGATTTGGTCAATTCACGGACAAGCCTCTCATCTGATATGGCTGCCAGGGCTGACTCGGTAATGGAATATCGGACGCGCCCATCCGCGAGGGCGACGTTGATGTGAAGCCGGTCATGGGCGGCAGCCGAGCGCTCGCGCACGGCGTTCAGTTCCAGTACGTGGAACACAAGACTGGTCAGCGACAACTTGCTGAGATCGACATCCAGACAGCGCCGTGGGTCCGCAAGGTAGTCCATACGAAAAGACCCATACTGCACGCCTGGGTCGCGCACCGTCTGCGGTCGAAATGCGATGAAGTTAGCGCCCAATTCACGTTTGGCGTCCTCAATCTCCGCGCGTAGCCCATCGAGTTGGTTCCGGAGATACGCCAGGAGGTGCCGCTCCCGGGTGTAGGCCTCTTCAAGTTCAACGATGCGTTGCCTGTGTGCGCGCTTCTGGTTGCGGCCGTATCGGCGAGACATGGTCAGTCTTCCTTCTGGTAGCGGTCGTGGTGGAACCCTGCGGCGGCGAGCGGCAGCCCGTCGGCCCAGGGCGGGTTGGTGGCGAGGAGCTCAACCATTCGAGTCTCGTCCAGGGAAACAGGGGCTTCCGCGACCACTTCATCGTGGACGGTGAGGACAATCTCGTAGCCCGCCGCTTCGATGGCGGGCATGTTGTGGGCCAGGACGTCACGCGCCAGGGTCTGACAGACGTTCCCCGTCAACTTCCCGCCGTGCGTGAAGGTGCGCTGCCAGATGCGCGGCCCGCCTTCGTCAGTGGCCAGCGACCAGTAGGCGAGGGACTTGCGGACCCGCTCCTCCCCGGTCTCTTCGTCACGCTCGACGGTGCTAACAACCTCGGGGTGGAAGTAGGTGAGCCGGTTGCCACTGGGCAGCAGGATCTGCAACCACCGGTGGCCTGCGTGGTCACGGCAGCTCAACTTCAGGCGGGTGACTTGGTGCACGGAGCCCGGGAAATCGACCGCCGCGATGGCCGCTTCCTGCAGCGCGTACCAGAACGAGACGGTCGCCGGGTGACGCGCACGCCACGCCAGCTTGCAAGCCTCGGACGCGAGCCACTCGAGCTCGCTAATCCCCAGTTCGGCGATCTGTGCCTTCGCCCAGACCTTGTTCAGGTTCTTCTTGGCCTTGAGGATGATCGCCGGCTCGATCGACTGCTGGATCGTGTCCCAGTGGTCGGCCATCCGAACGCCATACGCGTGGGCGAAGGTCTGGTATCCAGATACCCCACCGGCATATCCTGACGCGAGATCCGGCACTTTTCCGAAGACGTTGCGGACCTTCTTCGGCACGTTCCACGGGTCGATGCCGATGATCATGTTGGCGGTGATGTTGTAGAGGTCCGGCCCGATGCCTGCGTCATAGGCGCGGAACGCCTCGAGCTTCCACTCTTCACCCGCGACCCAGGCCAGTTTGCGGCCCTCGATGTTCGACAGGTCGGCGGCGACGATGTGGCGTCCCGGCGGCGCCGTGACGACGCCGCGCAGTGCGGCTGATCCGTAAGCCATGAGGCTGTGACTCATCCAAACACCTCGACGTGTGCGTTGGCCTTCAACGCTTCGATGTAGGCATCGACCAGGTCAGCCTTCGGCAAGCCGCGGCTGGGCAGGTTGTGCGGCTGAAAGTTGCGCCCGCTCCAGCGCCGCGTGCGCCCCGCGCCGGCGAACTGCAGCCCACCGCGGAAGCGCCCATCCGGGCCAATCGCCGGCTGGATTCGCGCGTACTTGCTGGTGCTGTTCTTGTTCGCGGCCAGCGCGATGTCGATCAGCTCGGCCACCACGGAGCCCTCGGGCACCTGTCGGCGCACTGTGCGCAGGGTCTCGGCCTGGGTGTTCTCCAGCTCAAGGCCGTGGCGCTCGGCAAGGTAGGTGCGGAACTGCTCGCGTTGCGATGCGCGGGCCACTTGGCCGCCGGTGAGCTCGACGAAGCGGCGCGCGAGGTGCGCCTTCTCCTCGGTGGTGGAGCGCACCGCAGCGTCGACCAGCTCGCGGTCGCAGTAGAAGCCGCGGTCGTTGATCTTCTGGTCCAGGAACCACAGCTCGAGTTCGCGCGGCCCCAGGTTCCACTCCGGCATGCGCCGATCGCACTCACGCATCGCGACGATGTCGGTCTCGGCGTAGGTGCGGAACTTCGCCCACAGTTCGGGATGCGAGGTGTGGTCGTAGCGGCGGCGCTTGTGGTTGGCCGGCGCCGGCTTGCAGAAGCGCTGAATCAGCTTCTTGCCCTCGGCGATCTTCGCCTGGTCGGCACCCAGACCCAACACCTTGCCCAGCGTGTCTAGGTCGCCGGGCAGCGCATGGGCGAGGGCCTTCACCATCGTGCAGCGCCACTGGCGCGGGTCAAGAAGCCGGTCGCACTGGGCGGCGGTCAGGATACCCATGCGGAACAGGGCACGCGGGATCACGTTGCGATCGAACGCGCTGTTGTGGGCGGTCTTGAGATCGTCCTGTCGCAGCAGGGCGTCCAGCAAAAGACCCGGGATCCGCTCCCCCTCGGCCGGTGACCAGGTATGCACCGCGCCGGCTCCCAGCGCGTAGGTCACCAGCAGCAGCTCGGTGCTTGAGTGCTCGGCGTAGCGGTGCGCACCGACCACCTTGAGGTCGAGCTCGCTGAAGGTCTCGCAGTCGATGAAGAGGGTGCTCACAGGAACGCCTCGTCAGGGGAGGTCAACTCACCTTTGATGTGTGCTGAGATCCGAGATCCGATCCAACGCACCACCGGCACCGCCCATGAATTACCGAGCGCCTTGTAGCGCGGGCCGTCCGGGCACTGCTCCGCGATGGCATCTCGCACGTCGGCGGAGTGCTTGTCGGCTGGCCAGTAGCCGAGCTTCCACGGGATACGGGTGTAGTCGTCCGGGAACCCCTGCAAACGCTCGCACTCACGCGGCGTGAGTCGGCGGACCTGCATCGTGTGAGCGATCATCGGCACGCCTTGTCCGGGTTTGCCGCCTCCTGTGCTGATCGCGCCGCAGCGCGAGCCATCACCGCCCTCTAGCCGGACTTCGGCGCGGCTGTTCTCGGCGAACGCCACCGCCTGCGTCCCGCCATCCGTATCGAGCGGCCCGGTGCGGTCGTACCAGTGGTCGGGGTCTTGGCGGGCGTTGAATCCGACGGGCCGCGCAGGCTGCACAAGGAACGTTTCCGTCTCGAAGTCCATCCGGCCGCTGGCGCTGGCGCATGCGTTGCGAGCTGTGGCCACGTCGATCGGGCCGGCGGTGTTGTTGCCTCCGTAGGCTACTGGAATGAGTTGGCCTGCGGCGCCTTCGTCGGCGCCGAAGCGCCATCCGCCGCCCGGCGAAGTGCCTCCAAGAGTGCCGACGGCAACGCCCGACCCCTCACCTCGGCGCGGCGCAGAATCCCGGCGCACGCCTTCCCACTCAAAAAGTACCGTTGCGGGATCGAACCCGTCTCGAGCACTTGCGACAACGAACACACGGCGGCGTCGTTGGGCCAGTCCGAAGTATTGGGCATCAAGAATCCGCCACGCGACTGCTCTTTGGGGTCCAAGCACATAACCTGCGTTCGGCCACCGCTTCCCTGTCGGGACCAGCGGTTCGTCTTCGCCGGCAAGGCCAGCAAGTAGGCAGCCGAAGGCGTTCGTTTTGTCGGAGAGGAGTCCCGGGACGTTCTCGTAGAGGACAACGACGGGAGGCTTTCCAGCTCGAGTTCGCACACCGTCTGCATGGTTGATCAGTTCCGCATAGGTCAGGGTGAGGTTGCCGCGATCGTCGTGAAGTCCGGCGCGCAGGCCGGCGACGGAGAAGGCCTGGCACGGCGGGCCGCCCACGACGGCATCGGCCTCGAGGAAAACCTCATCGGGCCACCAGGGGTAGTCGTTCATGTCGCCGAAGTTCGGCACGCCGGGGTAGTGATGGGCCAGCACCGCCGACGGGAAAGGCTCGATCTCGCTGAACGCGACCGCCGACCAACCCAGAGGGTGGAACGCGACGCTGGCGGCCTCGATGCCGCTGCACACGGAAATGAATTTCACGCCCCCACCCCCAGCGTCGCCACAACCATCCCACCGAAGCCCTTCTTGGCCATCTCGCGCCGTAGCCGGTTCGCCCGCTGGCGCGCTGCGGAGTCCGGCCGCACCGCATCCTCGCGATCGGCCATCGACCAAGCCAGCACCGGGTAGGGCGGACCCTGCCGGTCGCGCGCCCATCGCGCCACATAGACGCCCTCGGCTTCGCGCGCCAGGGTGATGAAGGGGCGCGCGTTGCGGGTGGTCAGGCCCAGCAGCGTGGCGGCTGAGTGGAAGCTGTGCTGCTCGCCGCGGCGCAGGGCCGCCAGCAGGATCGTCAGGTTCGGGGATTCGGATCGGGGTCGCATTGTCGTTGTCTCGTCGGTTCCACACGGCTGCGCTCGGTCCCGGCAGCACACCGGCTGACGGGATCCCCGCACGGGATTTGAGGGTGCGGCCTCTCTATCCAAGCGCATGCGTGTGGATGCCCGGAACTTCTTCTGCGCCCCGGGCGGCGCACACGAAGGGGAGATGGGCTCCCCTTCTGATCAGGCAAAAGCCGTCTCGGGTGCCTCCTGTTGCTCCGGCTCCTTGTAGTCGAGCAACTCGCACACGGCGCGCACGACACGATCGACAGCCGCGACCTGAATCGACGCCTCGTGCTGCCAGAGATCAAGAGCGTCGTCAAAATCCCCAGCCTTCGCAGGCTCAACACCGGGGTCGATACCCTTGAGCTTGAAATCAGAGGTGAGGCGGAACGACATGTCGCCGCCGAGCAGCTCGATCTCCTCGATCAGGCCGCCGCCGCGCACTGCTTCCTGGATGCCGTCGTTTGCCTCGATCAGATCGGCCGACAGGTCAAAGCTGAAGCGGCGGCCGTCCGACGAGCGGAGCTTGCACTTGCTGCCGACTTCGAAGTCGCCGAAAGGCTGGTCTTCGTAGTCATGCGCCAGGTAGCTCGACAGGCGCGTGGTCAGGCTGGCCTTGGCTTCTGACACGTAGATCGTGGTGGCCTTGAGCGAGCCCATCACTTTGACCAGCTCGCCGGTGATGGTGTCGGCCAGCTTTTTCGAGGTGGTCGGCACGATCAGCAGGTTGCTGGTCGGCACGAAATAGCACTGCACGACCTTGGTGCGGGTCAGCGCGCGGGTCAGGAGGTCGTGGAACGTGTACTCCCGGATCTCCTGGCGGCGCTTCTTGCCCAGCCGAAAGCCGCACTCCTCTTCTTCGGCGGTGATGCGTTTCTTGGCCTCGGCCGATGTGACACTGGCCGGCACGATCTTCTCGTCGTAGCGAACGGCGAAGGCATAGCCACCTTCGAACGACACCGCAAGGGCTCCTGTGACTTCGACAGGTGGCACGAAGCCTGCGCCGGCGAAATCGGTGGCACCCAGCTCGACGAAGGGCTTGGCCGACAAGTGCTCCTCGAGGGCGTTGATGCTCTGAGGCAGATGCGCCTGATAGACGGACGCGGATTTGATCAGTTTCACAGTGCTGTGCTCCTCAGATTCTCAGCGCGTCACGCTGCACTTCGTCCAGATCCTTGATCCAGGCCGGGGGCTTGCCTTTACCGGTCCAGGTCTTGCCAGTGGCCGGATCCTTGTACTTCGGCGGCAGGGCCTTGCGGACCTTGCCAAACAACTCGGCCGACGAGATGTTGAACTCTACGATGTAGCGCTTCACGTTCTCGATCGTCTCGGCGCGCAGCCCAGCGATTTCCTCCTCGAGTTGGGAGCGGGCGGCCAGCAGCTCGGCGAGGGTCAGCGGCGCCTCGTCGGGGCGAGTCGGGGGCACTTCGTGGATCATGTCGTCCATGGGTGTTTTCCTTGAAAGAAGGGGAGGCGGACTCCCCTTCTGGTCAATTAGTTGAACGCGCCGGCCAGCTCTTCGTCGTCCTCGAAGAGGTTGGCGTCGAAGCCACCGGACGCCAGCGCCTCGCCTTCCTCGACGAGCTGGATACCGGAGAACGAGAACGCGACGCCCTTGTTCTGCGGCTGATCGAAGCCGTAGCAGCGCATCTGCACGCGCACCCAGTCGCCCGCCTTGATGTCGGACTCGGTCAGCACCTTCCAGCCGCCGGCGAACTCGTCCTTCTCGTTGCCGAGCACCTGGGGCTTTTGCTTGCTGGAGAGGTTGATCCAGTAGCAGCCGACCAGCTCAGGCTTGCGGCCCTTGGCGGGGTCCAGCGGGTCGAGCAGCGCGGCCTCGTCGGTGTCGCCGTCGCGCAGACCCTTGGCCCACTTCGGCGGAACCTTGCCCTGGCCGAACTTCTCGAGGGCGGCGGCTTGCATCGCCTTCTTCAGCGTCTCGACCGTCTCGACTTCGGTCTTGGGGATGATCAGGGCGGTGCTGTATTGGGTCACCGGCTGGCCGCTGGTGCTGTCGACGACGACGTTGCCTTTCTCGTCTTTCTTCGGCTGCGGCTTGAACAGGTGGGGGTAGGAGAGACGCACCTTGCCGGTGCGGAACTCGACGGCGGATTTCACTTTCACACTCAGATCTTTGATGGCCATGATGGCTCCTGCTGTCAGTCGTCAAATGCGGCCAGCGTAGCTTCGGCGCTGTGCCATTCAGCCCGGGGGTCCGACTCGGGCACGAGGGTGGGCTTGCCCTCGGCCTTCTGGGCGAGCTCGAAGACGCGATGCTTCTTGCCCACCAGCTTCTCAGCATCGGTGATGCCGAGCAGTTTCTTGGTCCAGATGTCGTCGTCGTTGAAGCCGTCCTGCTTCAGCACCTCGGCGACGCGCGCCTCATCCGTCCACCTGCGATTCGAGCGGCCGGCGACCAGCTTGTAGCCGGGGATCTTGCCGCCGTGGTCCCGCGCCTGGACGTAGGCGAAGTCTTGGATGTTCTTCGCCCAGTTGATGATCCGGTCGAGCTTCGGCAGTAGTGCAGCGATCTGCTCGAAGCTCAACAGGCCCGGGATCGCGTCGTGCTCTTCGAAGGTCGAGACCGCCTCGCGCGCCCGCTCCGGACAGGTCGCCCTCACCTTGCAGAACGTGCAGTGGTCGCCCGCGCGGAGAGTTGCGCTCCCCTTGTAGGCGTCGTGCGCGATCGGCTTGATGTCCTCGAGCCAGACAAGCAGCTCTTCGGCGCTGATTTCCCACCGGTCGAAGTGCGCGATCCGGGGCTGCACGATGCAAAGCTCGATCGACTGGATCTCGACGATGCAGTCCAGCAGATCCAGCACGCCGGCGCCGTAGAGCTTCAGCTGCGGGTTGTCCGCAGCGAAGACCTTGATGCCCTGGCCGCCCTTCAGATCGACCATGTAGGCCTTCTTCGCGCGGGGGAACACCAGCACCAGGTCGGCCGTGCCGAAGCCACCCGGCACCCAGCGGCTGAAGTCGAGGCGCTCCTCGATCCAGATCAGCGGCTCCTCGTCGTGCTCGGCGAGGATGCCCTCTGCGAAGTTGCGGTAGGCGGCGACTGCGGCGTACATCTCGGCGTCGTACTTGTCCGACTCGAGGACGACCTTCTCCCCGAGGAGTCGGTTGCGCAGCGCGAGCTCGCCCAGCTCGTGGCAGGTGGTGCCCCACTCGGCGTAGCTGCTCGACGTGTCGGGCATGTCGCGCGTCAAGGCCACCGAGCCGGGGCAGTTGAGCCACCGGTCGGCACCCGACGCGGACAAGACCGCATGTGCGCGCTCGCCGTGATCAGGCGTGGCGTGCTCGGTCATCAGCCGAACTCCGCATCCGTGGTGGCGCCGGCCTCGAGGGCATCGAGGGCAGCCCAGAATGCGACGCGCTGGGCATCGTCCATACCTGAGATGTTGCCGGCTGCCGGGTTGATCTTCTTGATCAGGCCGGTCACGGCTTCCTTGCCGAACTTCTGTGCCAGCTTCGGGGCACGCAGCTGCAGTTGCTCGACGGTCGGCGCGTTGGCGGCAGGGGCAGGGGCTGCAGGCACCGGTTCCGGCTGTGCCGCAACCACAGCCTCCTTGGTTTTCACCTCTTCCGTCGGCACGGGGGCGGCGACCGCTTCAGCCTTCGGCTCCTCCGCGTTCTTGCGGGGGCGGCCACGGCCGCGGGTCGCAGCCTTTTCGACGGCCGCCTCGGCAACTTCCGCCGCGGCGGTCTCAGCCTCTTCAGCCGCGGCGGCCCGGGCCAATGCAGCGGACTCCAACAGGAGATTGCGACCGGCTTGCAGATCGACCAGGCGCTCGAGCGAGTCGGCGATGCGTTCCAGGGTGTTTTCGATGCTCATGGGTTCCTCGAGTGGGAGACGCGCTCCCTTTGTGGTTGAAGTCAGATCCGTCCGGCAGCCTTGGCGGCCAGCTGGATGGAGACCAGAACGTGGGGGCGGTTGCTCTGATGCCACAGGTGGGCACTCGAGTCGTAGCGCGGGTGAAGAACCCACGCCTCGCCAAGATACGCCTTGGCGGCAGCGAGCTTTGCTTCCATGTCGATTGGCTCCGATGTCGAAATATCACAGGGAGAAGGACTCCCCTATCGGACCAGTGCAGAGCGCTCAACGACGAGGCAATCAGGGAGAGGAGACAGGGCAACCAACCTCGCCGGAGCGCTCTGCACTGGTCCGACGGATGTGAGTCTGCCTCACTCGCGGGGCTAGCGCAAGGCCCTGCGCCGAAAATTTTTACAGCACCAGTGCGGGTGCCCCCTTGTTAATCGCCGAAACTGTGCAAGAACAAAAAGCGCTCGGCAACGGGAGTCTTGCTCCCAGGTGCTGCGCCCGGTACGATGTGAGTTCTACTCACCCTCTCCTCTACCATGAAACCCTCTGAACTCCGCAACCTCATCCGCGCACTCGGCGGAGCCAAGGTGGTCGCCCGCGCTTGTGATGTCACGAGCCAGGCGGTGAGCCACTGGAAGTGCGTGCCGCCTGAGCATGTCGTCCGCATCGAAGAGATGGCGCGTCTGAAGCGTGTCCTGCGCTCCGACGGCACCCCCTACTCAGTCGCCGTGCTCCGCCCCGACATGGTTCGCGGCTTCGACCGGATCGAACCGGCCTCCCGCACCGCTGCTGCAACTCTGGTGGAAGCGGACTGATGGCACCTGAAAACGATTTGCGCAGAGTTTTGAAGGCGGTGCTCTGAAATGGACGAACGCTACCTCGAGCAGGCTGAGCGCCTGACCTCCGCGCTGGCCGAAGAAGAGCAGGACCGCATTCGACGCGAGCTTGCCCAGCCCGCGATCCCGCCCGACTGGGACGGCACCTGCCCGGATTGTGGCGCCGAGGTGCCCAAGGCGCGCGTCGTGGCCTCCGGTTCGATGCTCTGCGTGGATTGCAAGACCGAACAGGAATACCGGAGCCGTTTCACTCGAAGGTGAGTAGGGCGCCCCTCTGCCGCCGGGTGCTTCCTGCGCTTCGGCCTCGCGGCTTCAACGTGAAAGCGCTGCACGGAGAAAACCATGAAGCTCACTGACGAGCAGGAACGCGCGCTGATCCAGATCCAGGAGCTGCGCGAGGACGGGGCCAAGGAGATCCGGTTCGCCGGTCCGGCCGGCACCGGCAAGACGACGTTGATCCGCCAGCTGCTGGCGGATCTGCCCGGGGCCGACATCGAGGTGGTGACCCCGACGAACAAGGCGGCCAAGGTGCTGCGCTCGAAGGGGGTGCCGGCATCGACACTCTACTCGGTCTTCTTCACGCCTGAGGACGAGGCCGAGGGTCGCAAGTCGAGTGGCGGCCGGGTTCGCTTCCTGCCCAACTACCAGCTGTCGAACTTCAGCGAGGGCAAGCGCGACTTCGCCGACACGATCGTGCTCGATGAGGCTTCGATGCTCCAGACCTGGCTGCTGCAGCACCTGCGCCGGATGTGCAACACCCTCATCCTGGTGGGTGATCCGCACCAGCTGCCGCCGGTGAACGACCAGATCAACCCGGACGGCTACTTCGTGACGGCCCGGCCGCACGTCGAGCTCACCACCGTGATGCGGCAAGGGGAGGGCTCGCCCATCCTCGATCTGGCCACCCACATCCGCAACGGGCGCTTCCCGGACGCACTCGTGCGCAACTTGGCACCGCGCGACCAGTTCCACCAGTGGCTCGCCGCCGACAAGAAGATCATCGCCTTCACCAACGCGCACCGTCGGCAGATCAACCTGATCGCGCGGCGCGTGCTGGGCTTCGAGGGTGTGCTCCCGAAGCCGGGCGATCGGCTGGTGTGCAACGACAACCACGACAGCGCGATCCTCAACGGCACCGAGGTCGAGGTGATCCAGTTCGCCTGGAAGATGCCGGATCTGCTGGGCAAGCTGGTGTGCTCGGACGAAGAGGGCCGGACGCACACGCTCGACCTCAACATGGGCAAGTTCCTGTCCGACCTGCCGGAGGAGTCCTATCCGGTCGCCAAGATGGAACACATCGTCAAGGCCGGCAAGGTGCTGGATCAGGGCCTGTCGTTCTCCTACGGCTACTGCATCACCGCCCACAAGGCGCAGGGCAGCGAGTGGGACGACTGCTGTGTGGTCGATGAGCGCTTCGTGCTGGGCAAGGTGGATCCGTCGGGCAACACCGCGCGCCGCTGGATCTACACCGCCATCACCCGGGCGGCGAAGCGCCTGACCTTCGCCGATTACCGCTGGATCAAGAACGCGCAAGACGTGCGGAGGGCAGCATGATCAAACCGATCGAGACGCAATACAAAGGCTACCGGTTCCGCAGCCGCCTCGAGGCGCGCTGGGCGGTGTTCTTCGACACGCTAGGCGTCAAGTGGGAGTACGAGCCAGAGGGGTTCGACTTGGGCGAGGCAGGATGGTATCTGCCGGACTTCCGGGTGACCAGCCCGCAGGGGATGGTCACCTGGTACGAAGTGAAGCCGCAGGGAGTGACGTCTGACATGAAGTTCTCGGCGTTCAAGTGTGCAATCGATGCGCGAGCCGACACGACACAGGCGGCTCTACTCAGCGGAGACCCGACAGATGTACTGGGCGAAGAGCCTGAGACTCACGCGTGTCCCCGGTGCGGTAGTTTGGCTAGGTTGGGAAGTATTAGCTCCTTGCTATCGTTTGTGAGAGGCGACGGGGAAGACTCGGACGGTATGCCCCGCTGTGGCCCCCTTGAGGAGGTAGGCATCGCCTATGGGTGTTGGGCTTGTGACGTCAATACCCCCGTCGGAGGAGGCCACCCGCTTGAGATGGGTTTGGCGGGGCCGGTGCAACCCAACAAAGGTCTGGTGGAATTTTTCGACGTAGCTGGTTGGCGCAGCATGCTCCGTCAATCTGCGAATGCTGCTCGAGCTGTCCGCTTCGGTAAGGGAGGTCGTGGATGACCTTCACATCTCTCGGCCCGAAGCTGCTCGCGCAGGGCTTCGAACCCATCCCTGTCGCCGGCAAGGCGCCGGCCGTCGACCGCTGGTCAGACGTCACGCTGCACCGCGACCAAGTTGCAATCTGGGCGCGGAACGGGAAAGGCCACCTGAACGTCGGCCTGCGCACCGGCACCCTCGCCGCGGTGGATCTGGACCTCTACGACCCGGCGGTCGCCGCCCGGGTGTATGAGGCCTTCGTCGCGCGCTTCGGCGAGGCGCCATGCCGCATCGGCCGCGCGCCGAAGCGGCTGTTGGTGTATGCCGCGCTGGAGCCGCGCACGAAGATCAACTCGGCGTCCTGGATCCGGCCAAACCCGGAGGAGGGCGAGAAGGAAAACAAGGTCGAGGTGCTCGGCATCGGCCAGCAGTTCGTCGCCTATGGCATCCACCCGGACACCCACAAGCCCTACCAGTGGCTGAACGGCAGCCTGGAGGACCAGGAGCTGTGGATGCTGCCCTCGATCGACCTGGACGCGGTGGCCGCCTGGGTGCGCGAGGAGCTGCCCGCGCTGATCCCGTCGGACTGGACCGTGAAGGGCTCGGCCACCGCCGGCGCCGCCTGGGACGACGACCCCTTCGAGGCGATAAAGAACCGCCACGACGACGTCGACCTCGAAGCGCTGCGCTGGATGCTCGAGCAGCTGCCGCAGGACTACTGCGACGATCGCGACTCGTGGCGCAACGTGATCTTCGCGGCGCACCACCAGTTCCACGGCACCGAGGAGGAGCTCGAGGCGCTCGAGATCGTCGATGGGTGGTCGTCGAAGTCGGTGAAGTACGTGACCGGCGTGGTCGCTGCGATCTGGGAAAACGCGCACGAGCAGCGCACCGGCGGGCTGGTCACGGTCGGGTCGCTGAAGGACTGGGTCGGGTTGGACAACTGGGCCGCGTATCGGGCGCAGCGCCTGGCGGAACAAGCGGCAGCGGTGGTGACCGATCGCAACTGGTTTGCTCGTATCGCAGAAGCCGATCAGGCCACGATTGAAGGTACGATCGCTGCGGAGATTCGGACGGCCGATCTGACCCACGCCCAGCGTGAGCAGCTTGCCAACGCGGTGGCCTCGCGAATGACGCAGCTGCATCGTCGGATGGGCATCGCGGCGATCAGGCGCATGTTGGCGCCGACAAATCCGATCTTCAACCGCCCGGCCGAAGTCGATCTGACCGACTACATCCCCTTCGATATGGCGGTGCCGGCTCTCAACCCGGCCACCTTCCCGCACCACATCGCGACCGACACAGCCGTGATCGTGCGGACCACGATCGAGAACACGCAGCGCCTCCTGTCCGCCTACGGGATCACCGCCTACTACGACGAGGTGCGCAAGAAGGCTGTGATCAACGTGCCGGGTTTGTCGGTGAGTCCGGATCAGGCGGACCCTGCCGCCCTGTCCTGGATCGCCTCGCTGGCCTCCCTCAACGAGATGGCCGCGGACCGCACGGTCGAGTTCGCGCTCACCACGGCCAGCCAGCGACCGCGCAACATCATCGCCGGCTGGATCAAGTCGGCGCCTTGGGATGACAAGGACCGGATCAGCAAGCTGTGCAACACCCTCACCGTGAAGCCGGGTTTCCCGCTCGCGTTGCGCGACACGATCGTCCGGCGCTGGTTGATCTCGGCCGTGGGCGCTACGCTCAACACCAGCTACCGGTTCTACTCGAAGGGCGTGCTGGTGCTGCAGGGGCCACAATCCATCGGCAAGACCCCGTGGGTGGCCCACTTGGTACCCCAGACCTTGGACCAGTACGTGCTGCTGGGCATGCACCTAGACCCAGGCAGCCGTGACTCGATCAAGACGGCCGTTAGCCACTGGATCGTCGAGCTGGGCGAGGTCGATTCCACCATGAACCGGTCCGACGTGGCGATGTTGAAGGCCTTCATCAGCCAGCGCACGGACAAGATCCGGCTCCCCTACGCGAGAGTCGATTCCGAGTTCAAACGGCGCACCGTGTTCTTCGCGTCGGTGAACCCCGAGGAGTTCCTGCGCGACGAGACCGGCAACGTGCGGTGGTGGACGATCCCGGTCACCGCAGTGGATTTCCAGCACAGCATCGACTTGCAGCAGCTCTGGGCTCAGGCCGCCAGCCTCTACGAAGCGGGCGAATCCTGGTGGCTGACCAAGGAAGAGGAGGTCCGCCTCGAGCAGCGCAACGAGGACCACACCGTCAAGAGTTCGATCTACGAGATGCTGGCCGACGTGCTGGAGCTTGGCGCACCGCGCGGAGAGTGGCAACGGATGAGTGCGTCCGAGGTGCTGCGCAACCGACTCGGCATCAAGACGCCGACTAACCCGCAGTCGCGCGAGGCCGGGAAGGCGCTTCGTCTTCTGCTCGGCGCCCCGTGCGGCCGGACCGCCGGCACAGATCGGTGGGAGGTGCCACCTGCGAGGTTCGATCGGGCAATCGAGGAGGCCTTTGAATGAACGACCCATTCGCCGCGCTCGAGCGCGAGGTGGAAGCAGATCTGGAGACCCGCTTCACGCGCGCCGTACAGAAGCGCTTCCCGGCCGCCCGGATCCGCAAGGGAAGGTGGGAAGGACGCCGCGGGGCGTTCGACCGGGTGGTGATGTTGCCCGGCCCGTTCATCGCCTTCGTGGAGCTCAAGAACGGCAAGGCAGGGCGGCTGTCCGGGCCGCAGAAGGAGGAGCTGCAGGCCCTGTGCGACATGGGCTTTTTCGCCCGGGTCGTGCGGACCGATGCGGACATCGCGCTCTTCGTTGAAGACCTCGCGAGGGTCGGGCGGCTGGGTCGGATAGACGCGCTCTGGGGCTTCAAGCCGTGAAGCCCTACACCCCGCGCCCATACCAGACCCGGATGACCCAGGCGATCCTGGAAGACGACGTCCTGTTGGCGGCCCGGCCGGGCCTGGGCAAAACGGCCGCGGCGCTCGACGCCATTGCGCAGGGTATCTTCGACCGGTGCGAGTTCAGCCGCGTGCTGGTTGTGGCGCCGAAGGTGGTGGCCTCGGACACCTGGCCAAACGAGATCCGCAAGTGGGCGCCGTTCGCACGCCTGACGTACCGCTACTGGGGTGCAGAGGACTTTGGCTACGAGCGACAGGAGCGGGTCGTAGCCGGCGAGGTGGTCGGCCAGAAACTGCGCCCGGCCGACGCCGCGGCGCTGCGCGACGAGGTGCTGCGCGACCCGGCCCTGATCCACCTCGTGAGCCGTGACAACATCTACAACTTCGTGCTCGCGCTGGGCAAGACGTTTCCCTACGACCTGCTGGTGCTCGACGAGTCGGGCAGCTTCTCGGACCTGGAATCCGGCCGCTACCGGGCGGCCCTGGCCGTGCGCCCGCTGGTTGATCGGCTGGTCGAGTTGAACGGCACGCCGATCGGCAACAAGCTCGAGAAGCTCTGGGCGCAGGTGTGCCTGCTCGACGGTGGCGCCGCGCTGGGTACCGACGTCGGCCGGTTTCGCATGAGCTACATGGAGCCGAACAAGATCGACCGCAGCCGCGGCAAGGTCTTCAGCTGGAAGGTGCGCGAGGGGGCGCTGGCGGCTGTGATCGAACGTTGCCGCGGCCGGATCGTGGCGCTGCGCGAGGAGGACTGGTTGACCCTGCCGCCGATGATCCAGAACCCGGTCTTCGTCGACATTCCGATGGGTGAGTACCGGCGAATGGCGCGCGAGCTGCTGCTCGAGCTCGGTGGTGATGCCCAGGCGCTGGCGGTCAATGCCGGCGTGCTCTACGGAAAATTGGCCCAGATCGCGTGCGGCATCGTGTTCGACACCGAGAAGGTCGTGCACGAGATCCACCAGGTGAAGCTCGACGCGCTGGCCGAGCTCGACGAGGTGCACGACGCGCCGCTGCTGATCTGGACCCGGTTCAACCCGGACGTCGCGCGGATCAAACGGCTCTTCCCCAAGGCGCTCGAGGCGAACAAGGTGAAGAACCTGGAGGCGCGCTGGAACGCCGGCGAGATCCGGCACCTGATCGCCCACCCGGATTCGCTGGCCTATGGAGCCAACCTGCAGGACTGCCCAGGCTCGGCGATGTGTTGGTTCGGGATCACGGAGAACGCCGAACACTGGAACCAGGGCATCAAGCGGCTACACCGGTCTGGGCGCACCGAGCCGGTTGTGAACTACTCGATCGTGGCGCGCGGCACGGTCGAGGAGGGGATGATCGAGCGGCGCATGGAGCGCGGTGCCCTCGAGGAAGACCTGATGGCTGCGCTGGCGTTTCAGAAGGAGATGCTGAGGTGAGGTGTTTCCCGTCAGAGGCGGCCTATCTGCTGTGGTGCCGGAGTAGCACGCCAAGCGTGTTGCCGTGCCAGGACTGCAACCCGGTGCATAAGGCGCGCATGCTGCAGGTCGGTCGTTGCGAACAGCCGGCGGTGGTGTTCGTGAAGAACAAGGACGGGGAGCTCGTCGGGCGAGTGCCGACGGGGGGCGGGGCGGGGCCGGTGGCCGAGGAGAGTGTGTTCCTCGTGCGAATCGCGACCCAGCTGCTGGGTGATGCAGCGCTGGCTGAGCTCATCGGGATCTCGGCGCCCTCGCTGCCGCACTATCGTAACGGCAACAGAACGCTGCCAGGGGAGAAGGTGAGGGTGCTGCGCGCCGCGGTTCGCCGCGGCGCGGGGCTGCTAGTTGGTTAGGTACCTCCCGGTGTGTCGCCCACCCCGTTGAAGTCCCGGAACCCCAGAGACAAGGCGGCGCAGGCCAGGGTGACTGCCTGTGGAATCGTGGCGCGGCCAGTCTCGTAGTTCTTGACCGTCCGGGCGGAGGTGCCCAGCCAATCCCCAAGCTGCTTCTGCGAAACGCCCATGTGTTCGCGCCAAGCGCGGAATCGTTCTGCCGTCAGAGGCACGGTGTGTTCTCCAGTTGTTTTGCTCGCTTCGAGGCCTTTCGCACTCGCTTTGCGGTGTTGCTCTACCTGAAAGCAACTTGGTCATGTAATTCGACCTCCTGTCGCACGAATGGCGGCACGAACCGCCTCTTCCTTATCTTTGGCGCACTCGACCACGAACGACACCGCGTTCTGCGCCTTGCGCCAGCGCTTGAAGTGGGCCTCAAACGAAGGACCGTCATCCTCCCAGTCCGGCAGTCCGAGAACGACGCCGCCGGTGATCTTCACCACGGCATTGTCGGGAACGTCTTCGATGCCAATGTCTTCAGAAAGCGGCGAGCCATAGGCCTCAATCTCTTCGTCCTCGTGCCACGCGCCGTCAGGCCAGAAGGCTTCATCAAAATAGAAGCGCTTGAGCTCGGTGCCGGTAGTCTTTACGGTCATTTCGCCAACTCCTCCATCGTCCTCCAGGTTGAGTTCCGGGCCTCTTGCCGCAGCCGCTCGATCTCAAGCTCCTTCATTTTCCGTTCGTGCTGGCGCTTGTCTTCGCTGTTCGCCCACCATGCGAGGGCGATAAAGGGCGAGGCAGCAGCCAGAATAACCAGTGCGAGGTCCATCACTTAGCCTCCCGTTTCGTGGTGTGCCACGCGCAAAACTCGTTCATCTCGTGTGGCCCTTCAGGGTGGATGCAGCTCTCGTGGCGGCGCTTGATCGGCGCCTTGGCGCCCTTGGCCCAGACGACGAGGTGCTCGACGTGGCCGCAAGTGTGGCACGGGTGGGGTGTCAGGGTCATGCGGGCACCTTCGTGGGTATCTCGACGCGCTCCATGAACTTGCCACCGGCGGCACGCGCCTCGGCGTTGATCCGATCAACGGTCATCGCGGCTTGGGTGAAGCGCCGGTTCGTCCAAGCGCGCAGGTAGCGGTCCATCTTCGTGATGTTCTCGATCAGGATCTCGCGCTCCTCTGTGGTGCAGTTCCAGGCTTTGCCGGCATCGGCGCGCGCCTTCATTGCGACCAGGACGGTGCCGACGCGATCGGCGACCTGCCAGGCGCCGTCACCCCGGCCGGCGCTGTCCGCCGCGACGAGGTTCACGATCTTCGCGATGTGCTCGGCGTGGGCCTTGGTGAAGAGGCCCAGCGGCAGCAGCTTGACGCTCATGTGCAGCGGCGTGAGGATGCGGCCGATCGCGGCCTGGTCGAGCAGGGCGCCGGTCAGCACCGGGTTGATGCGGCGGCCCCAGCGGTGGGTCATTGGGCGGGGCATTCGAGCACCTCTTTGCGCAGTTGGTCCATGGCATCGACCAAGCGATCCAGCAGCTCAAGGGCTTGGGGTTTGGGCATTTCGATTTCTCCAGAAAATAGGTGCCCCACCGGCACCAGGTGTTCCATGACCCACAACGGACATCTCCTATCGGATTGAGGTTGTCGAGGGTGCGGCGGGGCGTTGATCAGGTGGTTGCGCGCAGCAGCACGCGGGGTTTGGTGCGGCCCGGCACCGTGCCGGCGACTTCGATCAGGTCCGGGCGCGGCGCGGCGGCGGCCAGCTGGCGGGCGAGGTTCGGGAGCACACCGTCGCCTCCAGCTCGAGGAACTCCTCCGGCTCGGGGCACAGCTCCCGCACCAGAAGCGCCTCGCGCACGATGCGGCATTGGTCTTCGAACGGCACGCCGAGGCGCTCAAGGCGCCGGCCTGCAGTCTCCGGCGAGATATGGCCCGCCGTGACAAGGGTCGCCACGTTGTCACAGAAGGCCCGCAGCCTGTGCTGCAGCCGACGGTCGTGCTGAGCCCATTCCGGGAACGGATTCAGGTTCATGGCAAACTCCTTGTCAGGTGGGAGTGCTACTCACACTCTATGGAAGATCCGGGCCGGCTGCGGCCTTCTGTATCGCGGCCAATGCTGCGTTGAAGGTCTCGTCGTGCTGGTCGGCTGCACGGTACATATCCGTGCGTGCGCTCAACGCCTCGAGGGTCAGCTCGGTCAGCCGGGCAAGGCCTTCGCCTTCCAGTATCTGGCACATGTCGAACACCGTCTTCGCGCAGGCGTAACCCAGCAGCTTGCGCAGGATGGGATCTTGCTGCGGCTTGGACAGCTTCGCGGTCAGGTCCATCAGCTGGGCGAGCTCAAGCGCCAGAGAGCCGGCCGGGCCATGCTCCACCACGAAGGCTTCGCTGCGCGCCCGGAAGGTGTCGGTCAGCAGATCGATGTCGTCCTTGTTCATTTCAGCCACCCCATCAGCGTGTCGGTGTCCGTCGAAAACCCGGCCGCGTTGCGATGCCCACCACCGCCGAACGCCTTGGCGATTGCGCTCACGTCGTAGTCGCCGTTGCTGCGCAGCGAGCAGTGGATTTGGCCGTCACCCGCCATCGACCACACGAGGCCGAACGTGCCGGACTTGTTGGCGAGTTCGTGGCCCAGATCAGACGCGAGGAACGACGGAGCGTTGGCCGCGAGGCCGAAGAGCGAATAGCGGGTAAACCCATCAATCACCACTCCTGGTGCGTTGGCGAAGGGCGCCCACTTGAATACTTCGCACTTCTTCGCCTGTTTCAACGCCGCCTGGACGTTTTGGTTATGGGCGCGGAGGATGGCGATGCCTTCTTTGAAGATGAAATGCGGACCGACGTTGAACTCATCCCACATTTCGAGTTGCTGATTCAGTTCTTTCCACTGCTCGAAGCTCCACGGCTCATAACTGCGCAGCGCGGCGTGGAATTCCTTGGTGCCGTCCAGCTTGAACTGCCAGCGGTCGCGGTCGTCGATGTGTTGGATCAGCATTGGCACTTCGGTTCCGGGGTGGAAGTATTCCCAGGCGAGATATGCCCCTGAAAAATTGTCGTCCAGAACGACGTAGTGCTTCAGCGGGTCTTCCCCGCCCAACGGGATTGCTTGGTAGCGATCCCCTCGACGATAGCCACCACACCACATCTCGAACGCCGTCTTGTGGTGATCGAGCCAGACGACGCGCTTGGCGCGACTGAGGAGCAGATCCATGACCTCGCGTGGAAACGAGAAATCAAGGACGTAGATGTCCCGTTCATTGATCTCGAACGTGTTTTCGGACTTGCTGTAGTCCTTGCCGTAATCCATCGGCAGATACTCGGCCTCATCACCGAGCTTGAGCCATGCTGCGAAGGCCGCACCGAACCCGTCCGTGCAGTTCGCGTGGTAGATGACGAGGGGTTTCATATCTTTCTCCGGTAGAGCTTCAAAGGTGTTGGGCTGCCGCGGTCGGACTCGACCCGACCGACGCAGTCCAGGTGCCCGAACCGCACCAGTCGGTCCATCGCGCTGCGGGCGGTGCAGCGGTTCATGTTGAGCTGATCGGCCACCGCGATTGAGGACCAGACGCGGCCATCGGCCAGCAGCGCCAGGATCTGCTCGCTGCTGGAGCCGGGCACGATGCGCTCGGCCCGGACGGTGTGCTTGCCCGCGCTGGGTGGCTGGGGCGGGGGCTGGTTGGCGGCTTGGAGTTGGGAGAGGAGGTTCATGTGAGGTGCGCTCCCTTTCAGTGCGAATCTGCTGCCGGCTCCAATGCTTGGAGTAGCCGGGGAAGTGGGTTCCGGATCTTGTCGATCTCTTCCTCAAGCTGGAGCGCTGCAGCCACCGCCCGAGCCCGAGTCAGGCACGCGTCTGCTCGCCTGAACTCAGCCAGTACCGTCTCCCGGGACCGATCCTCTGAGGTCTTGACCCGCTGGAGCGAGACGTAGCCTTGTCGATCAGGCGGTTGTTGCTGGTCTCGCACGTATTCGGGCACTTGGATCTCAACCGTCTCGGTCACGATAGTCACCCGGACGCTGGAGATGTAGTTGCGGGCTTGGTGGTCTCGCCAGGACGCTGCAGCTTCTTGGTCGTCCCACTCAAAGAACTCGTGAAGGGGGTCGGCCGGGTCTAGGGCGCTTTCCCACAGCTTGCGGGGCGTTACGACACCGTTGGGGTCTGTAGCTTCCAGCGCCTTGATTCTGGCGCGCAGTAGGTCTTCTCGGCTGTTGGTCATGCTGCCACCTTGAACCCGCGCGCTGCGGCCGTGCGGTTGAACCAGTCGAGTAGTTCCTCGGTGGTCAGGTCATAAGCCACCGGGTTGTCGAACGCGGCCTGCTGTGCGTCTCGACCGCCGGACTGAATGATGCGCAGGAAGTCAGGGTCGTCCGGGTTGCAGATGCTGAATTGCCCGTAGGATCCCTTGCCCTTCTCAGGGCGCCAGTCTCCGACGCCGATCGTGATGCCTGCTGCCGAGACGAGGTTGATCATCGGCGGCTGCTTGAGCAGCGGCGACACGAACTTGACGCGGATCTTCGTCGCCCACTCCCTCATGATCGCGCGGGTTCGCACGTCAGGGGTCTTGGCCATGTCTGCCGAGCGAACGGTCGTGCTCAAGACCTCGGGCACGCCCCAGACCGGGATCAGGTCTCCGGCCACGAACACAAGGCGGCCAATCGAGGCCTTCGAAATTCCCGGCAGGTCCAGCGCTGCGGTCATCAGCGCACCCTTAAACGCCGTGGCCGGGATGCCGACCAGTGTCGGGCCGCCTTTTACGCGATGGGCGGACGACCTGAACTCGGCGATCGGGTCGTGCTTCAGACTCGAGGCCTTCTCGGCTGCGTTCTTTTTCGGCGCCGGGAACAACAGCTCGCGCATCGATCGTTCGCTGATTGCGTTGTGGATGAGGGGGCTGTTTCCGATGATGCAGAGGTTCAGCTCCTGCGTTTCGATCTTCAGCACCTCAGGTGCTGCCGTTTCCGTCTTCTTCGTTGCCATGTCCTTCTCCTTGTCTGAGTAGTGCTCCATGCACTGGGAGGGCACCTCTTGAGAAGTGCCTACCCGCTACATGCGCCATGTCCTGTCAAACCCCGCCACGCCACACCCAGCCCCGCCGTGTCTATGAACTGCTCGGCGCTTCACGCACCGGGAGGGCACCTCTTGAGAAGTGCCTACCCGCTACATGCGCGTCACCTAGCCCCACCGGACCCCGCCGCGCCGGGCCTCGCCTAGTCTACGAACTGCCTTTGATGCTTCACGCACCGCCAAGGGTTGGCTCCCTTGGCGCTACGAAGTAGCTCAGGCGGTTGCGTCCTCCAGCGCCGGCGCCGCCTCGATAACCGCGCGCACGCTCTTCTCGTTGCGGCCGGACATGAACTTCTTCCAGGCGGCCTTCGCGGCGGCCGGCAGGCTGCCCCGGTTGGCCGCCAGGACGGCGTGCGGGATGTCCAACACCTTGCGCCCGCTGCGCAGGTCGGTGATCCGGTAGAGGCCGATCGTGTCGTGCGCCTCGTGGACGCCGAACCAGAACTGCGTGTTGTCGACGGTGACGCGGAAACGGTGGCCGACCACGTCGCGGGTTTCGTTGGTGCCGTCGCGGGTCGGGGTGTAGATGCGGAATGCGGAGGTCATTTCAGATGCTCCTTCCAGTCCCAGACCGCCTGCCGTGCCCCTTCATCGAACGGGTGGTAGCTGGCCTCGGGGTTGATGTAATCCAGGAGTTCATCGGGCGTGAAGTTGGTAGCCAGCAGCTCTCCGGCGGCCCACCTATATCCGGATTCGTACTGCCACTGGCGACGTTGCGAACGGTGTTTGTGCCACCAGGCTTTGATGGTTTTGATCATCGTGTCATTTCCTTCTGGTTGCGCCGGGCCGCCTCTTCCATGGCCTGGTCGAAGTAGTTGATCCGGCCGCGGGCGCCGACCCGGCCGATGTGCTTGGCGCGTCCGGTGTGGGCGTGGCACACGTACCAGGCCTTGCCGATGGAATTGACACCCCACGGGCCGGCCGGCCAGCCCTTGGGGAAGAAGTGGGGTTGGCAGACGGCCATGCTTAGCGCTCCTGTCCTGTGGCGCGGGCGTAGGCGGCGCGCGCTCTCGCCCGCCAGTCGTCATCCAGCGCGACGCGCGCCGCGTCGTAACCCCACTGGTTCGGGTTTTCCTGGCCGATGATTTCGCGCAAGACGGACACAAGCCCGGTCCGCACCGCGAACCGCTGTTCTGCGCAGACCAACGCGCGGTGCATGCGAGTGACCGTACCTTCAGGTAGGCCAGTGTTTCGCAGGAAAGCCAGCACGTCTTCGTGATCCTCACTCGCGCCTTCTCCCTCGAGGAGGCCCTTGATCTGCTCATTGACGAGCCACAGCGGGTGGTCGTCATCCAGTTCGTCGGTGATCTTGTGGCTCATGCTGCGCTCCTGTGGGCCGCCCGGAGTGCTTCAGTCCAGGTGCAGCCGGTCTGTCGTTGAAAAGCCTTTGCGCTGCGGATCTCGTCTTGCGCGCGATCCTGCTCGGCCTGTCGGAGGTAGCGCTCACGCGCCGATTCAATCTGTCGGCGCTGCGCGGTGGTGATGCTCTTCATGCTGCACTCCTCTTCAGGTGGTTCAACTCTTCGAACTGGGCCACGTAGGTCCGGGTGAGTTCCGGCGACGAGAACACCAGCTCCCCGGTCTCTTCGTCCTTGGCCGAGTACCAGAGCGGCGACTGCATCGCGATCAGCACCTGGTGGCGCATCCACTCGGCGTCCGGGAAGGCGCGCTGTGCCGGCGCTCGGGCCGCGGTGCGCAGGCGGCGCATCACGTTCTGCACCTTCGCGCGCCAGTTCGGATCCGCGGCGAGCACTTCACCCATCGGCCGGCGGGCGGCTTCGTCCTCGGCGGCGATCCGCAGTGCGAGGTCGGTGGCTGTGTAGGTGCGCGTCGAGTATTTCGGCACGCTGTCCGGCGTCTCGGACACGGTGGCCAGGCCTTGAGCGCGCAGGCTCTCCAGGATGCGGACCCGGTAGTCGTCCATGCTCCAGTAGGGGCGCGTGGTGATCGGGCCGCCGACCAGCCGGCGCAGCGCCTGGATCTGGTCAAACTCCTCATCGGCGTGGCCGCTGGCGTAGCGCGGGTGAGGCAGCATGCGGGTGCGGGTCGTCATCGTGTGGTCTCCAGTTGCGTGTCGATCTTGCGGATCACCTCGAGGTAACGGGGTTGGCCCGCGCCACGCTTGAGGTGTTCGATGTCGCGCCGCGCATCGGATGTGAACATTTCACGGTTGGCGTGGGCGTAGCGCCAGTGGATCCGGTCTCGGTGGGCCAACCCGGCGCCGCCGATTGGCTGACCTCGGTAGGTCAGCCTGTAACCGCATGCGGCGGCGGTGAAGGAGAGTTGGCTCGGGTCGAAGGCGGGCATGGTTCAATCCTCCGGCCAGGGCGGCACGTCGTCGTAAGGGGTGTGGAGTTGCATCTCGTTCTCCTCAGTG